ACAGTTACCCACTTGGAATCAAGACGAGCACCCTGCGGGCTTGCCAGCAGGCCCGTACTTTTGGCATCGAATCACGCATCTGAGTAGTACATACACACAATTATCCGAAATCTGCCACGATCAACTTTGGATAAATAGCCGGATAAATGCCAAGTCCTTGTTTTATAAGGCTTTTCCAGACCTATTTATCTAGTTATCTACTTATCTATGAAATAAGGGGATACGTGTGAGAGAACTCTTCTCTTTCGTGCGCGTGAGCGCACTAATGGCCCCTCACACACAATCTCTCATATAGGGGGGTCCCCTTTTCCAGCTGGATAAATAGCGATTTTGGATAATTAGCCTTTCTAACCCATTGATTTCATTGGACTTTCCTATTTATCCAATTCTATTTATCCACGGAGGCACTTCCATGCATGAAGAAGATCGGATCTATTTATGTGAGGCATATCTCACCCCAACCATCAAATGCAACAACAAAGTCCCATACCAACGCTGGCAGCTAAAGCGCTTCACTTGCCTGTCATGTGGGGACAAAGCCGCAGTTGCCGCACGCAGAAGTTGGACTATACTCACGCCCCACAAACAGGGGCCAATGTACTTCACGCCCGAATCCGCCCGTGAGATGGCAAAAGGTATTAACAACAAAGGAGGACTCATCAAATGACCGCATCCATACCGAAAGACCACTTCGTACTCTGCTTTGACGAGGCAGACATCATCACCATCTGCAACGCTTTGTGGGACCACCAGACGGGCAACCCTGACGGGGACCGGAACATCCGCGACCTGCTTCACTACATCATCACCGAAACCGAACTCATGTGGGCGTTTAAAGACGTACCCGTGGGGGCCATGTTTATCCATAACGGAAACGCCTGTACCAAGCTCTCAAGCCGAACCGCCCTGCTCATGCAGTACATGCGCACCTTTAACTTCAACCAGTCCGACATTGTGGAGGTAGCCGAATGAGCCTAGATAAGAC